CAGCTGTTAAGTTTCAGAGTAGAGCTTCTCAAGAACTCTTCCCACCTGCAGGTCCTGTCAGAGCACAGGTGATAGGGGCAAACACAGTACCCAGAGAAGAACAGGCACAACGTGTCAAACAGTTTATGAACTACCAGCTTACCACTCAGATGCCAGAATACTTTGACGAGTTTGAGCGTATGCTCTTTCATCTACCGCTGGTAGGTTCTGCTTTTAAGAAAATTTACTACGATGAACTACGACAGAGACCTGTGTCAGAGTTTGTACCAGTGGATCACTTCTATGTGTCTTACTATGCCACTGATCTCAGAACAGCAGAGCGATATACTCATATGATTTATCGTTCTCCCAACGACTTTAAAAAAGATGTTGTCTCTGGAATGTACCGAGACATAGATGTAGGCGCTCCAGAAGCTCCTGATACTACTTCCATGGGACAGAAAATAGATAACATCATGGGAATAGCAGCAACAGCAGAGGACGATCCTCAATATGTTCTTCTGGAACAACACTGCTACCTAGACCTTCCAGAACCTTATGGAGACCCTGACGGAATAGCTCTACCATATGTTGTCACAGTTGACATGCACTCTAGAAAAGTTCTCTGTATTAAAAGAAACTATGCAGAGAATGACCTTACCAGAGAAAGAATACTTCACTTTACTCACTACAGGTATGTTCCAGGGTTTGCTTTCTATGGTCTAGGTCTTATTCACTTCCTGGGTAACCTGACCATGACAGCCACCACTGCCATGCGTTCTCTGATAGACGCAGGACAGTTTGCCAACCTTCCTGGTGGCTTCAAGGCCAGAGGTGTCAGACTTGTAGGAGACAACGAACCAATTGCCCCTGGTGAATTTAAAGAAGTAGAGAGCACTGGTATTGACCTGACCAAAGCAATTGTACCTCTACCTTATAAAGAACCTTCTCAGACCCTCCTACAGATGCTACAGTTTGTTGTAGGAGCAGGGCAGAAGTTTGCTGACTCTACAGAACAAGTCATTGCAGATTCTGCTAACTATGGTCCTGTGGGTACCACCATGGCTCTTCTCGATGCATCTTCTAAGTTTTCAACAGCCATTCATAAAAGAATGCACAATGCTCAGAGAGAAGAGTTTGATATTCTAGCCAGAATTAACTACGATTTCCTACCAGCTGACTACCCTTATGAAGTAGTAGGTGGTGATCAGAAGATTTTCAAAGAAGACTTTGACGGGAGGATTGATGTTATTCCTGTCTCTGATCCTAATATTCCTTCTTCTGCTCATAGACTAGCACTAGGACAGATGGCTATTCAACTTGCTAGCCAAACTCCTCCTGGTACTTTTAATATGCCAGCCCTCTACAGAGAAGTTCTAACAGCTGCAAACTTTCCAAACCTAGACGAAGTTCTACCACCAGAACAAAAACCAGAACCTAAAGACCCTCTGGCAGATATCATGGCAGCTTCCAAAGGTTTACCCATTGCTGCTTTTCCTGGTCAGAACCATGATGCTCACATTCAGTTTAAAACAGCTTTCCTCAAAGACCCTGGTAACGGTGCAAACCCCATGATGCAACAAATTGTACCTATTCTTAATGCCAATATCAGAGACCATATGCTGATGAAGTATCAAGAACAAATAGGCGGCATGGTCACAGGAGTAGCCACTGATCCACAAACCAGTGAAATGGTAATGGCCCAAGCTGCAGAAGGCGTGGCCAATGCCAACGCTGCTCTAGGTATTGCACAGAGTCCAGAACAACAGATGATGAATATTGAGCAGCAAAGACTACAACTTGATCAACAGAAAGTACAGATGGATGCTCTAGAAAAAGCAGCTGATCTAGAAGTCAGGACCAAAGAACACGAAAGCTCTGACAAGAAAGTTCAGCTAGATGCTCTGATAGACATTAGTAAACTTTCTCTGGAAGCTGATAGAGACTCAAACAAAGCTCTGGAAGCAGCTGCAAAACTTTCTCTTGAATCAGAAAAAGTAGAGGGAGACGCTGAACTCAACAGGGGTAAGACTGCTCTTGATACTTTAATTAGCGTTGCTAAACTGGAGAAATAAATATGAGCACAGAAGAGCTATTAGAGGAAAGAATTAAAAGACATGAAGGATACGTGGGACACCCCTATACTGACACGCTTGGCTTTCTTACAGGAGGTTATGGACATAGAATCATCGCAGGAGAAGAGCTTCCCACAGACAGAGAAGGATGGGAAAAACTCTTTCAAAAAGATTTGCTCCTTGCTAAAGAAGGTGCCAAAAAACTTATTGCAAAATATAAAGTAAAAGATTTACCTTGTGTACCAGAAGAGATCATTGTAGAAATGGTATATCAGATGGGAGAGACAGGTGTTTCTAAGTTTAAGAAAATGTTTAAAGCTTTAAAAAAAGAACCTAAAGATTATGAAGAAGCGTCCTCTCAGATGATGGATTCTAGATGGGCAAAGCAGACCTATTCCAGAGCAAGAAATCTTTCAGAGAAGATGAGAAAGACTGATGCCACTTAAACCGGGAAAGTCTTCTAAAACAATCTCAGACAATATTAAAAAATTACGAGAAGAAGGCTACTCTCAAAAACAAGCCGTGGCCATTGCCATGTCTACTTCTAAGGACCCTAAGCGCCCTTCTAAGAAAACAAAAAAGATGACACGTAGAAAGTAATCATGGATATTTTTGACGAGATACGTAAGATTTTTAAAGAAGAAGAAGACACTCTAAAAGATTTCCTTGCAAAGGGACACGTAGAGGACTATAACCATTATAGACAAGTAGTAGGAACACTTACAGGAATTGAGTGGTCTTACTCTAGACTAACAGAAGTTGTAAACAAGAGAATGGAGAGAGACGACGACAATGATTAATCCTTCACTAGGCGGGGCTATTACAAACGATGCGTGGATTACAAAGAACGATGTACCTGATCCAGAAGTTCTTCCTGACCTTCCCGGTTATCATGTTCTTATCAGACCAACCTCTATCAAAGAAAAGACAAAGGGAGGAATCCTCCTACCAGAGAAAGCCAGAGATGATATTGCCTACCTCACCACTGTTGGCAGAGTTCTTAAAGTAGGAACACTGGCCTACGAAGACAAAGCTAAATTTCTTGCTGGAGCCTGGTGCAGAGAAGGCGACTATGTGTGCTATCAGAAACTTACAGGCACCAAGTTTGTTTATAAAGGTGTTAAACTTCTTTTGATTTTTGATGATCAGGTCCTGATGAAAATCTCTGATCCAGAAGACTTAGATACAACACTTGTGTTAGGTAACTAAGTATGGTAATAATGTTACTATGTACTATGACTTGCGTAATCTTAGTTTCGCAACTATGGAGAAAATGTAAATGAGTGAAGAACAAGAAAAAGAAAACGTAGCAGAAGAGCTAACAAACTGGAGTGAGGTTGATGTTTCTCCTGCAGATACTAAAGAAAAAGTAGAGTTTGAAGTTGAAGGCGTAGAAGAAAAACCAGCAGTTGAAGCTGTAGATAAAGAAGTACCAGAGTTAGAAGGTATAGAGACAAAAGGTGCTGAGAAGCGTATCAGGCAACTTGTTCAACAAAAGAAAGAACAAGCTGACTTACTAGTAAAAGCTGAACAGGAGAAACAAAGTCTTCTTACTCAGCTGACTGAAAGAGACAAGTACACTGTAGAAGCTCAGAAAACAAACACTGCAACCAGTGAACGTCTTCTTCAGCAACAAATTGAACTAGCAAAGAAATCTTATCTTGATGCCTACGATAATGGCGAAAAAGAAAGAATGCTAGAAGCACAAGAATTAATAAACAAGGGACAGGTAGACCTTTCGACTTTAGGCCAACAGCGACAAGCTATTGAACAGTACGAAGTACAGTTGGCACAGAGAGAACAGAAACAAGCACAAGCTCCACAACAAGCACAGCAGGCTCCACAGTACGATGATAAAGCAGTTGAATGGAGTCAAAAGTCTGAAAACGCTTGGTTTAATAAAGATCAGATTATGACAGTGGCGGCTCTTACAATTGACGCCACGCTTAAACAACAAGGTTACGATTCTTCTTCCCCTGATTTTTATCAGGAAGTAGACAGAAGAATGAGAGAAGAATTTCCACATAAGTTTAGTGGAACAACAAGTGCAGAGGCAGGTTCACAACCTACGCAACAAGTAGTGGCAGGACAGTCGCGCAGTTCTACTACTTCAGGTAAAAACAAGAAGGTTAAACTTACTCAAGCAGATGTTAAGTTAGCTCAGAAGTGGAATATTCCTCTTGAGAAATATGCCGCAGAAAAAGCAAGAGCTGACAGAGCAGCAGGCGAGTATGTACCAATTGGATAATCAGCGCGTAATAAAAAAAGAAGGAGCGTTTAAAGATGAGTAAAGCAAGTAGTAGAACAATGCAAACACGGGAAACTGAAACCAAGGAGTATACATTTACAGAGCCAAACTGGCTAGATGTACCAGATATTGTAGTTAATAGATTCAATGCAGAGGATATGACCCTTCGTTGGATACGTATTTCTCTAAAAGGAGAAGATGATTACAAGAATGTTGGTAACAAAATGTCACAAGGTTGGGTATTTGTAACGCCTGAAGAAGTTCCTGAGATGCTACATTCTGCAACTGTTTTAGATACAGGTCGCTATACCAATTGTGTTGTACGGGGGGATGTCGCTCTAGCCAAGATGCCCCGAGGCAAGGCAAAGGCCAGAAATGATTATTATGAGAACAAAGCTAACGCCATGATGGAGGCTGTAAATCAGCAACTAATGGCAGCTTCAGACTCTAGAATGCCCATTTCAAATAATAGCACTTCGTCTGTAACCAAGGGTAGAATGGCACAGTTTCAAAGTTAACTGCTACTTATTCTACTCATCTTTAAAAAGGAGAGCGTAGTATGACTACGACAAAAGCCCTAAACGGTCTCACTCCTTCTCGTAGATACTCTGCTGGTGCCAATACCACGCAGACGCGTAACTACCGTATTGCTTCTGCAGCGGCAGGGAACATCTTCACGGGTGATCTTGTCCATGTTAGAAACGGTGTTGTGTCTGTCATTGGTAATGACTCCGGTGCCTCTGATCACCCAATCGGTGTGTTCATGGGTTGTTACTACGAAGAAGACGGTGAGCCAAAATTCCGTAAGCATTGGCCCACGGGAACATCTGCAAGCAACGCTTATGCAATTGTTTGTGATGATCCTCAAGCCACTTTTGAAGTCCAGTGTGATGCCAGTTCTTCTGTTGGCGACATCATGGAGCACAACTTTACAGTTACCCGTGGTGCGGGTTCTACCTTTACTGGTCGTTCAGGCTTCGGTCTAGACGTTGCCAGTCGTACCAGTGGTGTAGCTGCAATGTTCCGTATCATTGACTTTGTTGATACCCCAGGTAACAACATTGATAGTGCTGCAGAGCGTGCCTTCCCGGTTGCGGAAGTTCAACTTATCCACCATCAGTTGACCGCTGTGTCATCTGGTGCTTAACCTGAAAGGAGCTTAGATAATGGCTATTAATAGAGCTAGTATTGCCAAGCAGCTTCTGCCAGGGCTTAATGCCGTTTTCGGTATTGAGTACGGAGAAGTTGCTGATGAATACAGTGTTCTTTATGAAGTAGAGAACTCTGACCGTGCGTTTGAAGAAGAAGTCCTCTTCACTGGCTTTGGCGAGGCACCTGTAAAGGGTGAAGGCGCTTCTGTCCAGTATGACAATGCACAAGAAAGCTACACCTCGCGTTACACGGCAGAGACGATTGCTCTGGCCTTCTCGGTAACGGAGGAAGCTATGGAAGACAACCTCTATGACACGTTTGCCAAGCTACGTGCCAGAGGGCTTGCTCGTTCCATGGCAAGTACTAAGCAGACGAAAGCTGCTGACGTTTTCAACAATGGCTTTGGAGCTACCTTCACAGGTGGCGACGGTCAACCAATGTTTAGCGCCAGTCATCCCACCGTGGGTGATGGTGTCCAGAGTAACTTAATTGGTACTACGGGAACGGTTGATCTTTCTGAAGCTGCGTTGGAGACTGCTTTGGTGTCAATTCAGACCATCAAGGACGATAGAGGCATTCTGGTAGGAGCAAATGCAGTATCATTGCACGTTGCGCCTTCTAACCAGTTCACGGCAGACCGTGTTCTGAATAGCCCCTATCAGTCAAATACGGCTGATAATAACATCAACTCTGTAAACCATCAGGGAATGATCCCGTCTGGTTACATGGTCAACAAACGCTTTCAAGACCCAGATGCGTTCTATATTAAAACTGATGTTCCTAACGGAGCAAAGATGTTTGTAAGAGCGCCTCTTGCCACGAAGATGGAGCCTGACTTCGATACGGGTAATCTTCGTTTCAAAGCCAGAGAACGCTACAGCTTTGGTTGGTCTGATTGGAGAGGTTACTTCGGTTCACAAGGAGCCTAAGTACTTTAATAGTGGAGGGAGCCTAAAAACTTCCTCCACTACTTTTTCACACATACTTGAATGGTGCCCTCTCTAAGGGTACTGGTCTAGGAAAGGACTGTTCACTATGCCTACACATTTTCCCAACGGCGTCTCTAACCAAATAAAAGGTAATCCTCTTTTTAATTACCCTTACATGGACCCCTTTAAATACTATATGTACCACGATGATTTCTTTGAATTTCACTCTGGTATCTACACCATCACCACCACTGAGGCTGGCACAGGTTCCGCCACAGAGGTTATCACTGCAGGTGCAGGTGGACAACTTCTGATCACCAACGCTGCAGGCGACAATGACTTAGACTTTCTCCAGTTGAAAGGCGAGTCTTTCCTCTGGGATTCTACCAAGAGAATGTTCTTTACGGCTAAGTTTAAAACCAACGATGCTACTCAGTCAGAGATTATCATGGGTCTTCAGATCACTGATACAACCCCTCTGGATATTACGGATGGTATCTACTTCTTTAAACCAGACGGAGATGCTCAACCTGATTTTGTTGTTGAGAAAGACAATGATTTTGGTACTTCTGTTCTGGAAATGAACGCAATGGCAGATGATACGTTTGTCACTCTTTCTTTTGAGTATGACCCTCTGGACGTTGCCACGGGTGGTCCAGTGTTCCGTGCTTACCAAGATGGCGCTAAAGTAGGTCAGATTGCAAGCACCGTTAACGCTCCTGATGACGAAGAGCTTACTATCTCCTTCGGTATTCAGAATGGTGAGGCAGTTGTTAAAACCTTG